TCCAGTTGCTGCATTAGCAATAGTAATTTCATTGATAGCAGATGCAGTAGCTGTTACTAACATTAATTCTGCACCATTAGTATCACTGATCTTTGTAGCAATTGTTGGTGAATTTAATACAGGTGTTGATAATGTTTTATTAGTCAGAGTTTGCGTATGTTGATTAAATGTAACTTCATCATCACCACTTAAAAGAGGTAATGTTATAGTCCTATCAGCAGCTAATTCTGACACAGCAAATATATATTGATGATCTGCTGAAGTATCATTAATTTGAGGAGTAGTCATGACAGGCGATGTCAAAGTTTTATTTGTAAGAGTTTGAGTAGCAACGTCAAGAACAACTTCACCGGTCACGTCTGGAAGTGTTGCAACTCTATTAGATGATAACGGAGCTATTGTTAATTTTAATTGATCAGCATCTGCGCTATCTCCAAAAAGAATACCCGTACTATCAAACAAAACATTTTGCGCAATGATATCGCTATCACCTCCAAAAGTTTTGTATAGTTCTACAAAGTTGGCATTAATTTTGATTGCAGCGGATCGAAGAGTATCTCCAGTTCCGTCATTAGCAGTTGTGCCAGTTGATAAGTTTTGCCTAGTCATTTTATTTCCTATATAGAAATCTTAACATTATTTATATCAATAAGTAGAGTCACTGAGGTATCGAGTGAACATATTATTATCTAAAGTTTCAATCGTGATAGATAAGTCAGGTGAAATAGTTGCGCTATCATCAAATGTAAACGAATTAGGATTAACTTGTTCGATAATATCATCATAGAATCCAGTAAGTTGTGTAGCAGTAAGTGTCTGATAGAATGCAATAGTCCTATTAAGACCGAATCTAACAGCCTGTGAATCGGAATCAACAAGACCTGTCATACTAACAAACGGTGCAATAGAAATGCTAGCTTCACTGACAAGAGATCCAATTGGAGCAACATCTGGAATTGAAACTGTAATAGGATTAACAGATAAATCTGCTTCACCTTCAATAACAACTTCACCTTCAAAATACCACCCAGCTGGATGAGCATACTTTTTATAAAGAGTCTCATATTGAGAAGTGCCAAGAGCAACCTTTACTAAAATAGAATAGATCTGATATCTTCCATAGTCTTGAATAAACTTGAGAGAGTCATATCCAATTTTAGATTCTCCAACAATGAATATGTTATTCTTTGGATATTCTACTACCATTTCTTGTTGAAAGAATCCTCTAAAGAATCCTTCAATGACAGACCTAGAACCTTTATTGCGATACAAATCTCCAAACTGTCTTGCAGATTTACGAGGATCGGTAAAGAGATCACCATTAGGTAATCCATCAGATATTTCAGAAATTAAGAAATTCAGATATTCAGTCGGTGTTTCACCAAGATCTCTTACAACATTCAATTGTCGAATTTCAGTATCAAACGCATCTACTCCGTCTGAATCTAAATAGTCATAATAGTATTCTAAAAACTTTACTAAGTTTGGATAATCACTAGTAAAATATTCAGGCAGAACCTCTTTAACATTCCTATTACGAAAGTTAATTTCTCTACGACCAAGATCTTGTAATTTATGAGACATATTTTATAAACTTATTTGTGTATTTTGATAGTCAATTTGAGCCAATGCAAATGAAAGATCAGTGTCTATATCTAAAACATAATTTCTTAATGGCCTAATAGTACTTTGATTTGCCGGTGTCATAGAAACTTTAATAAATGAAGAACCTTCAACAGAGCTTGGATTAAAACCAGTAATATCTACTACACCAGTTTCCGGAATATACGTTCCAATGTTATCTACTTCAACTCCGCCATCAATGTTTATCATTTCTAATTTTAGACTGCTTAACTTATTTCTAATAAAGCATGTACGAGAATTAAACGTAAATCTACTAGTAGTAATAATTACATTCTCATCATCTGGTTGTGCTATAGCAGCAGGAAATTTAATCTTATAAGATAATTTTGAACCAGGGATTGGTGTAAATCTTTGTTGTATTTTAACATTAATCTTAGTGTTAAGAATAGATTCGTCTAAAGCATCGATGATTGTCAAAAGGCTTGATCTTCTCCATACTTTGTCAAACAAATTAAGATTATCTGTAAAGTACTTTTGTACTGCAGCAAACACTACATTTTCTGTAGCTCTTGGTGTAGATGTTGTTAAGTCTGGATCAAAGTTAAAGATAGTTTGTACTTCCAGATATGAAGTAATTGCATCAACATATACTGTGTCAATTGACATGACCGCAAGATTATCTGTTAAATTTGTTTTAATTGAATCTTTAATTGTTTCTTGCAATACATCAGAAGTACCATCTTTAAATTTAATACCAACGTATACTTTTCCATATTGTGGAGGATCATTATCAGCTCCACCCCATGCTACAACATCATCAACAATATAATTATAAACAGCTAAGATTTGAGCTTTATAATCTTCTTCAGTAACCATCCTTTGTTGAGTTGCATAAAGTAATGGTGCATTTTTGCGAATAGACTCAATACTTTCTTTAGGAGATCCTGCAGCGGATGGAGTTTCAGTAGTAACAAGTAAAGGATAATCGATTGAATCAATTGTAATGTCAGAAGTTGGTGTAAATGTAGTACCACCATTTGCAGCTTCTCCAACAGCTGAAAGATATGTAACTACAATTTTATTTCCAGCTGTTGGTGCTTTACCGGTTGTTTGACCATCACTGAAAAGAAGCTCGTAATATCCATTAGGAACTTCCTTAATTCTATAATGCTTAGAAGTAGGTACAATGCGAACAGCTGTATTAATATTCGTATATGTTTCAAATGATTCACTTGATGATGTCTCAAATGCTCTTACATATAATGAAGCAGAATTCATTGTAATATCAGGAATAACATATACGTGGTTTTCTTCTTTTTCACCAACAAAGAATGTTTTAGTTTTTTCAACACCTTCATAAACTGGAATAGATGTGTCTCCAGTAGATGTTAAGAATTGATAGAACCCAGCACCATTATCAGTTGCAGTATAACTTTCTAGTGTTCTAAATGTATATGATACACCGGAAGCAGTTGAAGTAAAAGTACTTCCACGTGGAATAGTAATTGTAACAGGCCGGCTGATTGCTGAAACAGTCAAAGAAAGATTAAGATATGCAACTGAACTCGTTACCGATAATGGAACATACCCTAGCATTTCTGCATGAGATACAATCGAAGATCTAAGTTGAGCAGTATTCAAAAAAGATTCATTCAATGCAAAGTTAGCGGTTAGACCATTAAAGTGTGTATTATACGCTAACACGTCAAGAATATTTGAAAGACCAGCAGCTTCAAAATCATAATCAGCAAATTCTGTCTTTGATCTCAAATAATCTTTTAGTCTTGTTTTGATGTCATCGAAATCAAGATCAGTTGATTTAATAGTAGTGGCCATTTATCTTAACCTCGTTAAATCTAATTCAATAGTACCTACTTCATCGGTATGAAGTATTCTAAATGTTACAGTTGCGCTTACAGAATGATATTCACCTTGAACTTTAATATCAACATTGACAACTTTTGCTCTTGGTTCGTACTTATCTACTGTAGTAATAATTTTATCTTCTAATAAATCTAAATCAAATTCAAGATCTAAATTAAAAAGAAATGAATTTAAGTCTCCGCCATAAAACGGCGAAAACGGTTTCTCGGTTGTGCCAGTTAAAAGCAAATTTTTCACTGATTGCTTTACGGCTGCAGCATCTATTTTTTTAAATATATCGCCAGATGGATTTTTAGTAAATGATAAGTCAATGTCTTTATAGACACGAGTTCTAGACACAACTAAGCTAGCTGTGTTTAAGTTACCATCTTCAATTGCAAAGGATCTAGTTGCCATATTCTACTCTTCTGTTTTATCTATTTATTAGTAAACTGCGACCGTTTTTTCATTCTTTGCTTTAATTTCTATCAATTCATTTGTACTTTGGACAAAGTTATTAAATCTAGTTTCAATTTTATTTGAATATTCAACTTCCCAACTAGCACCTACCTCTGGCATAATTAAAATGATTTGAACATTGATAGATCCATCCGGAGCATATGTATCATAATCTAAAATTAATTTGTTAAATTCTAAATTATCTTTCCAATATACTGCTAAGTCAAATGTTTTTTCTAAATTGATTTCACCATATTCATCGAGTAATTCATATACAATTGCTTCACCTTTAGTCATTCTATAGTTAATACTATTTACGTCTAATACTTCACCAGCACTTTTTCTATATAATCCTTCAGCAACAATCAAACGAAAATCTGCAAAAGAACCTTTGTTAGTATCAATTGTCCGCATAGCTTGTGCTTGTAAATACAACTGTTTTGCAATGTTTTGTTTTTCTTCTTCAGTTGTAATATGGCTTAACGTAACTTGATCACCATACCCACCAAGAAATTTAGATATCGATATGCCAGGAGCTAGCTTTACACGAGATGTAATCTTCTCAACAAACTCTGGATTATATAGGGGATCAGGGATATAAATCATTATACTTCAAACCTCGCTTGTTGTCCATCTGAAGGTCCGATTCTATCTGAACCTCTTCTTGGTTTCTTTTCATTATTAACAGTTCTACCAATTTTAGGAGGTATAGAATTAATATATGTAGGTGACAACTTACCTTCAGCAATCTGAGAACCAATGAAT